GGATCATGGTCAAAACGTGGGGCATCAATTGCCGCTGTCTGCAAAACACCCTCGGCATCAAAATACGTGCCAGTGCTTGCGCGGGTGAAGGTCAAGTTAGACGGGATGCTTCCGATAAATGACCAGTTGATCTTTGGCCTTCCAAGTCTCCATAATAAAAGTAGATTACTTGACGTTGTTGACATAACTATTCCTCCACAACATGGCCTTGAGCCACGCAAGCAAACTTCGTTAGTCCAGTTAGATCATCCTGATTTATAAACTGGAGCTTATCATTTTTATCACCGTCAAGACGGATGACTACGCCGTTTTTATCCATGCCGTTAAACGATCTACGGCATCCAAATCCAAACGATCCATTAGGTGCTTTATCAGCATACGCAACATCGAAACAACGTTCACGCCATCCCGAATTGTCGCTTACTTGGAATATATTTTGATAAACACCATTCTTTTTTCTTAAGATTACACCGTTTGGTAACGCTGGAATGCCGCCGAACTTCGCATCATCCATCTCAACATTATCAACAATACCTACGATAATACGGCATATATCCCATTTCACTCCAGCGGGAGGCGCGATATTAAAATATTGTTTAGTTACTGATCCATCAAGGTTCATGTTGTAAGAGCCGCATTTTACAATTGACCCCGCTGTGAAAGCTCGATCTAACGGTGCTGATAATGTTAATGTAGTCCCAACAACTGTTTTAATTAATGCTTGATATGTATGCCCAAACTGCGAGATGTTAATGCACTGTAATGATGCTATTCCTGTCGCACTAGTCACAACCACCGTGATATCATCAACAGCTGTATTGTTGGCAATAGTCGTCGAGGCTAATTCAGAACAAAAATAAAAGTCAACTATTTCAGAACAAGCGTTCTTAATAGAAACTCCGGCTACTCTTGTCGGGCTATAGCCAACGCCTAGCATATTAAACTGACCTTAAAACAAGCAATATATCCCTAGCAGCTGCCTGATTAACAGGTGTTGCTCTCGTTCCTGACCTTACTTTGATATAAGGAACAGCTGCGAAAATAGCGGGGTCTAGCGTAATATTTACGTTTGCTATCGCAACAATGGTAATTTCAGTACCCTGCCCATCTTGGAAGTTTTTATAAGTCACGCCGTCATAGCTTGTTTGAAATGTAAGATTAGCTGTCGTCCATTCTTCTGGCATACTAAGATCAAACAAACGGTAATTATCTTTATTGGTAGCAAATGCGCTCATATCAATTGCATCTGATAAAGATTCTCCGCTTGCGATTGTGGCTTCTAAAGTTAATGTGTTTGTTTCAACCATTTTAATTTACTCCTTTATGATGTAGTTAAGAATGATTGTTGGCTGCACGTTGTTGTGAGCTGTATTCGAACCTGTAGAACCAGTATTAATAGTTGATGGGCCTGTTGCACCTAATTCGACAGTAGAAGTTCCCGAATCGTCAGTTGATATACCTGTTAATGTGTGAGTATGAGAAGCTAACTCATCAACAGTAAGAATGTGTGTTTCAGAACCTCCAGTATCTCCAAGTGTATCTCCATCAAGACCGCCTGATTTATCAGTAAGACGATTTGCACTTGTACCACCCATATCGTCTTGTCCAGCAACGACACGACCTCGTAAGTCAGGTACGTTAAATGTTGTTGATCCATCACCAACACCGTAAGTTGTGCTGATTGCCGTGAATAGAGCGGCATATGTCGTCCTGTTTATCGCCTGTCCGTAACAAAGAAGCCACCCGCTAGGTGCTGTCGTTCCAGCATATGGTGACACAACACCTGAGGGAGTTGATTCATTTGACAAATTAGTTAAAAAAAGCCATTTAGTCCCATCTGTTAAAGCATTACCAACATTATCATCAACCAATGATCCATAAAGTTCGTATGTACCTGATTTCTTAACAACGCTATTTTCGAAATATGTAACATCAACATTATATTCTTGAATGCCCTCTTGCTGTGCATATGCATTTTGAAGTGTATGCAAATAATGAAGAGCCATAAACTCTTCTTGTGGAATTATACGTTTACTTGAAATAGTTACATCTGAAATGCCATTTGTAAATGCTGTTAAAGATTGAATTGTCTCTGGATCGGTTGTTAAAACTTTCGTTCCTAAAGCAGCTGAACCTATTTGCCCGATATTGGTTGCATCTTGACCAAAAACCTTTTGAAGAAATCCAGTAATTTTCGCCATTGTAAAATAAATCCTTTTAAATATCGACTAGATCATCATAAGAAAGCATTCCGCCATCTATTGTATCATAATCAGAGTACGTTGAAAAGCCCACAGTTCCAGTATCATCAATTGAAAAACAAAAAAAAGGAACGTCATTAGATATTAAATATCTACCCCAAACACCCATTGGAATTGGTAACAAGCTCTTTGCAATAGCAGCTTTAATTATTGTGCTTTTGTTTTCTGTAACAAAGAAATCCATAACCATATCGCCAACGCTATCGGCTACTAAGTCTTGACCAAAGAACTTGAACAATGAATCGTCTATTTCTTTATGGCTAAAATTACTGTTATTCAGGATGATTTTAAGCTTCAAAAGGAAACGATAATCATCATCAATTAATCGGCCTTGTTTTGTTATAACATCATCATAGGTAAGCATTTTGCCTTCCCATGTATCATAATCGGCATATTCAGAAAAGCCAATTTTTAATGGATCAATTGGATCTTCTTCATAATAAGAAAACGCAAAGAAACCATCTAAATCATCTTGATTATAAAAACGGTCTAAACCAATATATTTACCCAAAACATCAAGCTGTTTTCCGACTGCGGTATCAATATTATAACCGTCTCGGACATCAAAAAAAACACCATTAGCCAATAATTGCTTGGAAAATGCCGCAATCATAGCTCGTGCCTTTGGCTTCTGATTGTATTGTATAATCAAAAGGTTAGTATAATAATCAATAAGTTCTTGTGTATCTGTTGCCATTAAAGAACCGTTATTGTTATGCGTGTTGTGTCAACGGTGAATTGATTGTCTTTTGTTGTCGTTTCTAAATAATCATACCAATTCGTGCCGTTCTTTGAAATCTCAACATTTACCGGAACGCCACCGTCTCCAAGATAATCAATAGCAGCTAATGCCGCAGCCGTAATGCTTGCTGTATGTGAAAATTGACCAATGTTGTATATAATATTTTCGGCCATATATGTCTTAATTCCAGCCGTATCAAACGAATATCCGACGATTGTTTTTTGAATGTCAAAACGTATATAAAGATCTTCCGCGCTAGGCCTATCAAACTTGGCTGTAAAAATGCCACCTGAAGCCGTATCAATATCAATTTCAACTGATCCAGTCATATCCGCACCATATGACTTTTTAGCATATATTACTTGTGCAATATCATCATTGGCCCCACCCTCTACAATACACCATATACCATGCGCTGCAATTCCATCGCCATCAATTGCATTAGTGATATTCTCATAAACCTTTGCTTCCGAAACGCCAGTGACATCAAGTAAGGCTCCACGCAGTCCATCAAGATAACCAAGTGAATTATTTGACACTGAACTTTCACGCCTTACGCGAAGTTGTGGGTCTGTTTCTTGATCTTCCCCGATTTGAAGCGCAGAACTTGGATTGTTAATCGTCGTTACGCCGAGAACAATAGTGACTGGATTTGTAATAGTTCCGACGATTACATTGATTGCACCTAAGTCTTTTGCCCTAAAATTAAGGCTATGTGTTCCAGATGTTATCGTTGTGGTGTCCGCAAGGATGAATTGTGTACCTGCGTTATCTTGAACAGTGTATCCCGTTCCTGTGGTTAGGTCATAATCAGCATCTAAACCCTGTAGGGTAACGGTTCTATCAGTTGTGATACTTATTGGTTGCACTGTATAAGTGCCGCCCTTGCGCTCGATATTATTAATAGTAACGCGCTGATCAAGCAAGTCGCCTTGCGCCTGATCTGGATCGAAACCGTTATTTATGCCAACAAGCAATTCTCGAAGATCAATAGCAAGTTGAGTTATAATGCCAACGACTTGACCATCTGGGCTATTTTGGTCAAGATTAATGTCGTTTCCGTAGGCTGATCGAAGGTCAGTTGCGATATCTGTTGTAATTTCTGCCGCTGTTTTTACGGTTAGGCCGTCTTCGTTTAATAAATCAGCCATTTTTAAAACTCCGCCGTATAAGTATCTGTAATTGTGCTATAAATTGTCTGAACCGAATAACTTGCAGAAAATGATCTACCGTTTAAATCTGTATTGAATGAAAGTAATCTAACAACGCCTTCGCTTTGCATAATTATACGCTTTAAATCCAATTCAAGCAAGGCTCTTTGATTTTTAGAACCAAGTCTATTCAGCCAATCAATCCCAGAATTCATATCAAAAAAACAGTCACCAACCCAAGACTGAATACGTGTCTGAATGTTCATGCCAATGGCTTTATTTTCAGACGTGAAATCCTGAATACCTTTGCCAAACTCCCAATCTCCAATATCGCTTAAGTTCCTAAAAATCATGGTATCTCCGGAGGGTTGATATTATGCGTTATAGTGTTAACTGTCGCGCCTGTGAAATACGTATCGCGTTGCCACGTTGTGCCGCTGATCCACGTCCATTTTTCTCCATATCCATGGCAGTCCCATTGGTAAACCGTTCCGGCGTGAACCTTGACACCAAGCGCGTTAACCTCAACAAAATTAGCTCCATTATCGCTTCGAAGCTGCGCGGAATCCGTGGAAACATTAGAAATGGCATTAGGGTTTGACTTAATCCCTACGATTGCGATTGCGTCATTAATATCATGCGTCCTTGGGCTTGCTGGCTGTTGTCCGTTTCCAAATGCAAGCCAATTATCAATACCACGATCACCAAAAACCAAAAGGCATTCATCACCTTCTTCAATTGGAAAAGTGAGCGTAAACCCACCACCGCAAGGAAACACAACTGGGCATTGCGCTATAAGAGGATAATCACCTAAAATCTTCGTTCCGTCATCATTAACACTTAAAATCTGCTTCATGGCAATTTGAACGGTTGCCGTTTGTGTTGATGCATCGAATGCGCGAATAATGCCAATTTGAGCGCAATTCAAGTTTCTGAAAACATCACGTTTCAGCTCCGTATTAACCTCGGCAATATCTGGATTTATCTGTTGTTTATTTCTGAGCATTTGAAACCTTATTGAATTTTATTGGCCCCGTATAAAGATTAAATATGCTTCGAGCCGTACCGTTAACAGTTGGCGAAACCATGCCTTGATGATTTATACCTATAACCTTGTACTGTCCGTTGTATGTTGGCATTATAACAGAATTAAGCTCAACAAGTGAATTAACGCGAACACGAGGCTCAAGAAGTGTTGTTAGTGTAATGTTTCCCTCGCCACGCCTTGGGCTTTCTATTAGGCCCGTGGATGCATCTATAACGAGAACAGCATCATCCAAAACCTCATCACCATTTAGGATATTAACTTCATTCTCATCAATACAGCATTGATTGTCGCTGTATTTCTTAATAAGCTCCCACGTGTTTCCTGATAGCGCAACAGGCCTTTGAAGTTTTTCATTAAATTTTCCAACATGCCCTAAGTAAATATTGGGAAAGTCTGAAACTAAATATTTAAATATTTCACTAGTTTCAAGTCCTGCCTCTATTGTTTTATTGGTAACTGTATTTGAAACATCAAAATCACCAGTTAAAGCCTCAATGCGAGTTATGACATTAGGTCCGTTTCTTGCGCTATTGCTTTCCCAAAGCTCTCCTTCAAACACCGTTGTAAGTGCATCATATCCAAGCTCGAACTTAATTGTACGATACGCCTTTGTATATTTATCCTGAAATATACGGTTTCTAATTTCAGTTCCTAGATTATAGATATCAAGGCTCATATGGTTCATGCTAGACATTAAGTTTCGCTGAACCCAAAATTGACATGAGAAAGGAAGCTCAATAATAATCTCCCCTTCTCCATCTTTCGGATCAATGGTTATTCGATATTGACGGCCAAACTTTTCACCAACGATCATGTGAATAACCCGATCTCGACTGTTTTAACATCTTCTTTATCCAATAAATAAAGTAAAGATGTTTGAGCTTCAAACTCATCAACAAGATATGGATCAAAACCATGAGTTGTTAAACATGTCATTCCGAATGGTATTATATTTCTAAACTTACGTAAGAAATTAGGGGCGCAAGAAACGTAATAACCCTTAAGAACAAAGTCACCATAAACTATATCAATCATCCATCTCTTTTGAGTTGGTAGATATCTAAAAACACAAGTCGCGCTTTTTCCTTCAATAGATGGAATGATCACGCTTTGATATGGATCAGATGAAAGTTTATTTAAGTATTTCATGGCAATGATATTCCCTTGGAATCCTTTTCGTATTTAAACAAATCATTATAAGATAAATCATCTGCACTAATATTAAGGGCTGGTATGCCAGTTGCAGCAACATCATCTGCGCTAGGGCTTGTTTCTTGACCTATCATACGGCCAATTTTAGCCAATGGCGCAGCCTGTTGTGAAGCCCTTCCTTGCAACTCTATATTAATATCTTCATTCAATACCTTGTTTCTATAAACAGGATCAAATGATGAATTGTAAGCTACAAGTTTAACTTTAGCTTTTGTTATCTGTTTTAATGTTATTGTGAAATCTGAAATATCTCCGCTTTCTTCTCTCTGAATAGCCATAACGCTTTCAATAGCCATATTAGGCATATATTCAAATGGTGTTTGAACTGAAACTAATATTTTATTCTCCATTAAATTGCTAAAATATCTGAACGCCTTTTGTTGACTTGTTTGTGAAGCCTGATCTTTTACATTGAAAAAATCCCATATGCTGGATATCCCTGAAATCTTATTAGAAATAAGATTATAGTAATAATCACCTTTATTTGCTATAGAATTAATTTGTCCTATTATTTTATCAGCACCTTTTGCTGTGTTTGGTGCAAGTCCTATTATATTACTTAGCTTACCAGTAAGCCTTGAGACAACACCACTAAAACCATAGACATCACGATAAACCAATTCACCAACATAACCCTTTAATATGATCTTCTTTGGCTTTATTGTTATGTGATCTTGTATATTGCTATTATCTTCAATAACATGATCAGTTATTTCAGAAGTTAAATTAACAGAATAATCGCCAGAAATGTCAAATAAGAATCCACCAATTCCATAATTATCATGAGGAGCCACGAAATACTTATTAACAGATTCAGAAAACTGAACAATATTTTCTTTAACATAATCTGTTGCGTCATCGAATATATTTGATTTTTCTGGAATTAAATCCTTTAAGTTTGGAACAGAAAAAACCATTAAAAACCACCACGATTAAGCTGTGAATAGGCGCGATTTAGATCGTTCTGTTGTGTAGCTGTAACCTCTCTTGCAACATCTTTAGGATCAGCAAGGCTTTGAATGTTGTATGTGTTATTTTGTGTTACGCCTCCAGACGATCCCATTCCAAGATAAGATTTCCAGTTTCCCAAGCTTTCCTCTAATGTTGTTCTTTTGTTTAGATCTGGAACTGGCCCAGAACCTATTCCTTTTGCAAAATCAACAGCGTCACCAATAACAGATGGTTCTCCACGTGCATAAGCACCGATATCATTAAATAATGAAACTAAACCGATTATAGTTGCGGTAATTGGATTTAATGCCGCAACAAGAAGTGCCGCGCTTCCTGCTATTAATTTCAGTCCACCGCTAAACTCTGGAGCATGGCTTGTAAAACTACTCATATTTTTAAAAAATCCGTCAATTGCGTCAGATGCTCTTTCAACAAAAACGATCATTTCATCTGAATATTCAGCAGTAATGACATCCCTCCAATGTTGAAACTGAATTGTTGCCCTTCGTATTGTATCAGCTAAATCAGTAATTTTTTTGTTTTGCTCATCTGTTATCGTCAATCCTCGTGTCATACGATCAATATCTTCATCGGACATTCCGAATGTACGAGCCATAGATTTTGGAACGCCCAATTGTTCCATGAAATCAAGTGTTTTTGGTAATCCCCAACGGCCAATATTATTTTGAAAGTTTTGGCGAAGCTCGTTTAGTAATTCAGCAGATGTTTTTTGTTGGACATTTTCAATTCCAAGCTGTGCAAATACACCGCCTTTTGATCCATCGTAACGAGCTTCTGACATAGCGGATGACATGCGCTTGAAAGCCGCCGTTACGTCATCGACGCTCATTTCAGTATTTGCTAATTGTGCAGCAACTTGCCACTTCTGCAAAGCTTCTGTGCTTTCTCCAGTCTCCGCAGTGAATTGGCGTAATGCCGTTGAGTTATGAAGTGAGCTTTCAATAAACCTATTAACAGAATAAACAGCACCCGCAGCAATACCTGTTAACTTTAACAGATCTGTCATGCTTGATTTTATGCCGTCATTGAATGATTTCAGCTTTCCATCATCAACATCGAAGCCTAATTGTATCCACAGCTCACCAACATTCATCTTGATACACCATAATAATTACTGTTCTTTTTATACAGCAAAACTAAGTCATTATAATATTTATTTAATTCCATGAAATCACATAATCTATTTATGTTTTTTTCTATTGTTTTAGTTTTTTGCCAAACACCGCACCTGTAGCTTGTTATTATATTTTTTATAGATGATGGACATAATGAATAGAACAGTCCAGTTTCTTCACACATTTTTGTAATAAGATCATTCGGACACGATGTAGACAAAAGGCCAAGTTTTGATTTTGACATTTTTTTCTTCATTTCTTCAGATCTAATCTTACCAAAATTACCGTGGTTTTTACCAAAAACCTTTGAGTTAGCTTCTCCTATTTTTCTCTTTGTTTCTTCGCTTAATTTCACCCCATATCTTGGATTTAACTCGCCAACAAGGCGAACACCATACATTTGATTTTTTTCTCCAGTTCTATCTAAGCTATATTTTTTCTTAGTTTCTTCAGTATGTTTTCTTCCTAGCATTGGCTTTAAGGCATTCAATGCAATGTTATAAGCAAAGGAACCATGTTTTTTAATTATTTTTTTTATAAAATATGTTTCCATTTCATAAAGATTGTCAATATCAGTTGCTTTATATAATATTTTTCTTTTAAAGCTTTTTTTTCCGTATTTTTTTAATGCCCTTAAAAGAGCCTTTCCACTTCCATAGTATTTATCGTCAAACACATTAGATATATGGCTTCCTACATATGGCCTACCGTTTATTGTGTTTTTAGTATAATAAACGTAACCAATCATCTTATTCCCCTCTATTCAATCCTATATATTCAGCCTCGTAATCGGCCTCGAAAGTTTCGTAATCCAACATTGCCATAACTAAATCAGCCCTTGTCTTAAGAACATTTTGAGGATCACCGCTACAATATCCAGCTTTTGCAAGACTTATTGATATAAATATTGTCTCATCCTCAATCGTTACTTTTGGCCTTCGTTTAGGGGCTTGCTGAATAGTTTTTTCAACACGGCAGAAACCCCGACGAATAAAGGGCCGACATTTTCCTTTATGCAAGAAACAATAATTTCATAATAATCTTGTCGCGCATCTACTGGCTCAAAAGTATGCTTTGTGATCTTATCGCCATTTCGTGAGCAACGAACTAGGCAAGGCCACAAAGCATCATTGACTTCTTTTGAGCAATCCACGGCCATCGCAAGCTTGGCAATAGGCCAGATATCAGCCGACATAATATCACCAATATCCTTCATTTCAAATCCTTCGGCCTTTAATGCCCGTTGGATTGCAAACTTAAGATTTTGTGCATCTTCAAAATCAGCAATATTGATCTTGACTTTTGCGCCAGATGTTGCGACGAAATCAACCATTACTGAATGCTCCGCAATGTTTTAATAAACTTAATCATATAAACCGCAACGGCCTGATCGGTTGTTCCTGAAACATCTTCTTCAACGTCAGGAGCAATCTTTGAGAACGTGCCTCCTAAGAGCGTGTAAACGTCACGTTTAACGTCACCTTCTCCATTACCCAAACGCTTTACAAACTCTCCTGTAGCAAGCTCCTGAGCCACGAAATCAGCTTGTGCCGATGCAATCTTTGATTGCATAAAGTTGTCATCGCTTGATCCACGCATAAGACGCATGGTCAAAACAGAATTAGCACCATTCGCATTCTTTGAAATAATACCGTTTCCGTTCTTACCAGTCACAACATTGGCAAAATCATTTGGAAACGAAATCGATGTTGTCTTACCATCTGCAAAGTCGTTAATAATACGGCCATAGATTGTTAGCGTATCGTCCGATGTTACGTTAAAAATAGGCATTATAAAATCCTTCCTTAGTCGTTAATTAGGACAATTACGTCACTAGAATGAATTGCGCCAGCACGTTTGATGGCAATCTGAACCAGAGGAGCTTTACGTCCTTCGCGTTCTACTGCGTCTTGTTGAACGATTGGCAAGCTGTAAACATAATAACCCTTTGTTAAAATGTTTTGGTCAAAGATTTCAGGATCGCCAAAACGCTCCGATGATGTCCACGACCCCGCCGCGATACAACCATTACGGATGAACCTTTCACAGACCTGTGCATAGGCATTTTTCAAACCATTCATGCCCTGCTCTGTTTGTGGAACCTTCGTATTGGTTTGGCGCAAGAAATTAAAGCCAGCGGTTTCAAGAGCAAACTTAAGAGCTAAATCAGAATAAGGATTATCGAAATAATCATTACCGCCATTAGAAACAACACTTTCAACACCATCATATGATACATAAAGATCAACGCCAGCCGCATCAGAATTTGAATACATGGTTTGAGTAATACCATAATCAGGGCCGATACCAACTAGCTGCTTAAGGTTCATTGTTTGGCTTGTTAGGCTTCCACGGAAATTAACCGAGCAGCCACGTCCTGCATATGAAGCTTTCATCAAGTTAGAAGTTTCTTGTCCTTCTGTGTGCATTACAAGACGGGTCTTTTTATAACCAGCTGCCTTGATCGTTGTACAGATACCATCAATATCAGTTGGGCTAGAAACGTGATGGAAGAATAAACGATCCGTTGCTTGGATTCCAAGAGCAATTGGCGTAATTGCCGCATCTTCAAGATCAAGTGTCGTCATAACACCAACATAACCTACTGATCCTTCTGTGCGAGCGATTGCATCTAGGATTGTTTCGCCAGTTGAGTTCGCACCAGCAACAGCCGTGCCAGCCGTTGTGTTGAAGTAACCAGAACCTGAAAGAGCCGTTCCAGAACCGCCAGTAGCAGCCGCAAGGGCTACGGTGCTGGCAGTGCCAACCTTCTTGCTTGTTACCTTAAAGCCTGTCGCTGTGGCTTCCACAAACGCATATGGCATGGCGTTTTGAAGAACCGTTGCAACATCATCAAGATCATCGCAATTGGTGAAATTAAGTCCTAGCAAGTTATAAGCCACGCTATCAACAGTGAACTTGATGTCACCACTTGAAACCAACTTAATATCCGCAAGATTTGCCGTGATACTTGCAGTTGTAAACGTTCCTTCTGTTGCCGATGTTCCAGAAATCAAAGGAATAATTACAAGGCGACCGTTACCACTGCGAAGGTTTGGAGATTGAGCAAAAACTGCATTCGCCATTTGAGCCGTAATGCTTAACGTTCCAAACGCATCGGCTACTGTTTTCGCTCCGATATTTATTGAATATGGTTCAAGTCCAAGTCCAGATTCATGCGTAAATAACGCAAGGCTGTTGACGTTCTTTTCAGTCAATCCGCTTGGAGTGTTTGTGATTGAAACGTTAATTACGTTGTTCACAGGCAAAATATTAATGGCTGTCATATGATTTCATCCCCTTTAATTTCAAACTCAATAAGGCCATCGGCCTCACTAATTGTTTTTACATCGTCAACGCGCTGCGTAAAGTCGTCGTAATAATCGTATTCTTCTTCTAAAACAGTCTCTTTCTTATACCACACAAAGCAAGGTATTGTAATAGAAAATCTGTTAAGTTGTGAGCTTCCTTCTGCGCTTGATGTATCCAAGAAAGAAGCTGGCTCCCTGCATATTTTGAAGAAGTTTGTTTCTTGCTTTTGTTGTGCGTAAATAGACTTTAAAGCCGCGATAATCTCCCAACGTCTCGTTATAGCATCATTAGACCTAGAGAGAATATCAATTTGGATATTTTCTAAAGTCTGAACGCGATTAACCTCGACCTGCTTTGTGATCGTATTAATGATCCGTTCTTCCATATATGTTTGTGCGGAATTAACCTGCGTAGAAATCATCCCGACAATAATATAAAGTTTTGTATCTGCTGGAATTTTTCTATTTTGTGACCTAACCCATATCTGACTATCCGAAAGCGTCATTCGCTCTTGCAAGATGTCTATTATCACCTGTTCGGCCAGACTATTCATAATCACGCACTCCGTGATATTCTATATAATTGTTCTGGCTATAATCAAAAACTCCCATTATTTTATAGGTCTGCCCGTTGTAGATTATACGATCATTTGTTGTTAGGTTGTTTGAACCTGAAAAGCAGTTGATTTGAAGCCATTCAAAAGACCTTTGTCCTTCAGGCTTTAAATTGATTTGTTCGGGGTCAAGTGGCTGCACAACACCATTGAATGTGAATGTCGTTTCTGTATCTGTAACTAGACCATCAACAACAGTTTGCACTATCTTTTTAAGCGTAATAGTTGCCATCCATCCACGAAATGCGGCCCCCATTTTTGGCATTCCAGATATTTGATTTAGCGGATTTGCCATTATGATTTCACTACATCTTCAGAAATAGAGTTCTTTAATTGTGCGCTATCAACCAATATGGCAGAGCTTCCTTTTGCAGCTTTTGTGCTTTCTGAAATATCAGGCCATTGACCAAATCCGCCAGTTTCAAAAGCCTGAATAACAATGTCTCTTCCTTTTTGACCCAACAAATGAAACATCTTAACATAATCTTTTTGAGCAAATGCGCGTCTAATCATAACGCCACCCATTGATTTTAAAATCTCTTTTTTGTGCGTCTCAATCGGCATACGAAGGAAAGACCTAACAGGCATATCATCATTACCAAACTCATGAATAACGCCAATTTCTGAATTAGTTATGCCAGTAGCATCTTGTCTATTAATATCTCTTCCCAAGATACCAACACGAGCCTTATAGCCTTTAACTTGCTTTTGTATTTCTTCTAATCCATCAAGATTAAAGTTTATTTTTGTTTGTTTCATGGATTGGTTCCGCCGCCAACAACGCCAACATTACCAACCAAATGAGGAATAACGATAGATAAGTATTTCATTCCATAAGCAGATGTCGTGAAGAATGATAATGCAGGGTTATCTAAATATCGTTGTGGAATTGCATAAGTTTCAGAAACACGTCCAACTGATCGAGCAGATACATTAAACGATCCTGTACTTTCAACACCTTGACTTGCCGCACGAATATCATGAGTTAAATAATGAGCAGATACATAAAGAAACGCTATTTTAATTTGAGAATCTGTTCCGAAAAGCTCTTGATTTATATTAAATTCAGCCTCGTCAAATGATCTCTCTATATCATCATCTTGAATATAATCATCTGTGCTTGCATCGTATTTAATCCAATAATCAGTATCAGATGGCAACTTTCCGATAGTTCCATCTTGCAAGCATTGGTAAAATAATTCTGTTATTGGATAATAAGTAATTTTACCAATATTATAAATTACATCATTATCGTAATTAGGAAGATAGGGGAAATCGCGCCGGAATAAGCCCTTAAAATCCGCAACTGTTACGGTGCTTAAATCCATTGCAACTTCCCCTTAACCATCAATTAAACCTTGGCTGGACGGCCACGGCCTCGTGTTTTTTCTTCTGTTACATCTTCTTGCATTTCTTCAGAAGCTTCAAAAACTTCCGAAGCTTCAAAAACTGCAACAGTTCTTTCGATATCGAATACTTCGCCTTTAAATAGTTTCAAAAGCTTTTCTGCAACATCATCTGGAAACGACATCACGGCATCAGGCTTAAACTCGCAGCCCTGTTCCTGAATTGTACGTAATCCCTTGTTATGTAACTTAACCGTCATGATTAACCCCAATCGAAATAAAGAGCTTCCAGAGGACGATATGCCTTCACGCCTGTGAATTGGCCGTAACCAACATTCTGGAACGAGAACCCGTTAATGGTATTCTGCATCGTGTTAGTATAGTCCACAGGAATATCCATACGCAAGCTATCTTCATCATAGTTCAGCATGGTGTAGCGGTTTTTATTCAATCCAGTAACAGTAGAATTCTGCGCCTTGGCAGCATAAGCCAAAGGAAGGATTTTAAAGTTAGGATTCATTGTAGCTACCTTGAAAGCATTCTCAAGATATGTAAGTTTTGTCAGCATCGGATATGTTTCAGATACAGGAGCAACAAGGCCATTGTAATCTGTTTCAGGGATGATGAAATGCGTAGGCATCGCCGTATAACGTGCATTGATACGATAAGCAGAAACTAAGCCTTGAACTAGCGTGTTGAACTCTGCAGCTGTCATTGAGCTAATCAACTTTGTGATCAAAGTCGTGTTTGCATTAACGTCCGCTTGCGTCAAAAGACCCTTGACATTGGCATCGTCGCCAGCACCAACGAAGGCCATTTTTTGAATGCCCAAGTCCCAGTTACGCTTGCGGCTACGTTCTTTAGACGAAACCAGATCCCAGTTGCCAGAACGAGCAGCCATCTGAAGATCAAAGAACGACCAAGAGATTTGCTTCGCCCAATTCTTTACTGGAACCTTAATACTATCAACGCCAGAATCAGCTTCGGCCAAACGGCTGTCACCTGCGCCAGTATTGATAATACCAGTCTCAAAGTCACCACCAATCGAGAAATCACGATATGTCATGATTTCAGTTGACCACGCACCTTCGCCAACACGAACAGGCATATAATCAGCAGGGGCAACGGTGAAGAACTTCTGTTCTACAACGCGCTTGCTGATAGCCGTCATCGTCGTGATGTCGATTTCAAAACCAAGAGCGTTACGAATTTCACTGTCATATTTGCGTTGAAGAACAGACGCAACATGAGCCTCACGATCATTCAGAACGATAGGTTTTCCATTTGAGTTTAGGATTTTTGTTTGTACAGGCATAATATTATTCCTTCCCTTATATTAATTAAACGATTGCGTATGTGATTGTGTAAACGATAGATGTACCAGTCGTTGCCGCTGTACCAACATTTGCAACAACCAAGGCATCACCAGAACCGAGAGCAACACCGAAACCAGCACCAAGCGTTACGTTAGTCGTTGGGGGAACGATAACCGCGCCATTAGTAAGAGCCGCAACCGCTGCAACCGCAACCTTAACAGGTGTGCCATTGCTGGATTGTAAATCAACGCTTGTCGTGGCCGCAAAGCCGCCAGCAACGCGCATAATGTAATCAGTTACCTTGATCGACTTGCCAGCAACCGCAGGAATAATCGTCTTACCCGCATTGATTTCAGCCAAAGTTGCCGTAACCGTTATTGACTGCAATTGACCAACTGCAACCGCATCTGCATTCATAACCAAGACACGGATTAAATCAGTGTCAGCCGTTGCCTTATCAATGGCCATACCAACGATTGGATTTGCACCAGCAGAAGCAATAACCTTGTTTGTGGCATAAACCAACTCAACATATGCGCCAGCCGTTACAGCCGCGCCAGCCGTCATATACATGACAGATCCAGCCATCGCGATCTCAAGGCTTTCACCAGCGGAACGGCTAACGTCCTTTAGGTTACGAACAACAAAGCCAAAAACCTTATCTGTTGCGGCTGTGCAAGCTAGAACCTTTGGTGTCCCGCCGCCAGTCGTGGCAAGCTTAACGGCTTGACCAGCAACAAGAGAAGTTGTTTCAGCGGCATCAACGGTGCAAGAAACAACCGAAGAATGGATTTGAAGATCAAGAGCACCTTGAACTGTAGATAGAGTAAATTGATTAATATCGACCATAGTAAATATTCCTTTCGTTATTTAATTAAGAGCCATAACGGGTCTTACCGCGAGCGGTTTGATCCATTGGAGTTTCGATAGTTGCGTTAATCTGTGGCGAATATTTCATGTGAGCATTACGAAGCTCTTCAAAATGATCGACCTCTTTAGAGTTTTCTTTGGATTCTTTATCTTCTTTTTTGTCATCTTCGTCTTTATCTTCCGAGTTTTCCTTCTTATCTTCGTCAACTTCTTTTTTATCTTCGCCTTCAGCATTTTTCTTATTGGTCAAAGACATATATTTGTTGATCAATTCCTTAAGTGGCATTTTATCTTCGCCAACTTGAACTTCTTGATCTTCGGCATTTTCCTTGGACTTTTCTTCTTCATCGGCCTTTTTCTTGGCTTCGGCTTCGTCTTCTGCGTTTTTCTTCATGGCGTTAATCATCTCGCCAACCGATACGGACTTGCCGTTTTGAAGCTCGACCATTGTTTCCTCGTCAACCGAAGCAACCTCTTCTTTGGTGTTTTTGAAAAACTTAAACATTTTCTTCCCTTCTGATTTACTGTTGTGGACTTCTTCTAATTTCTTTTTCTTATCCTCTTGATAAGCTTTATATTCATCAGGTGTGTAAATCTTTGCTTCTTCATATCGTGGATCGGGGACTATTGCTAAATGAGTAAACTCACCTCCTATGATTTTACGGTCATACGGGCAATTATGATGGGTTCCCCCTGCTCCCCATTCCGTGGGTACATAAGCATTAGAAACACTCCACCCGTTCGCAATAGCAAGAAAGCCATCATCATCCGTGATTAAGATTTTAGCCCAGAGCCAGCCATCTAATTCATTATAGAAGCTATCTGTGACGTAACCGCAGGCCTGTTCCTTCATTGTTTCAAGATCAACGTCTTGATGACGTACATAGACAGGCTTCCCCACGAATGTAGGGATCATTGATTTCAGGTTATCGGTATCAATTAGGATTGTTTCATCGGCATAGCCAGCGAGGCCAGTTTCCATATGCTTTACATAGAAACACTTTGGGAATTGCTTTGCGTTTTTAATATCTTCTTTTTTAAAGATTTCAGTCAAAATGCGACCCTAAATTAATAGTTTCGCAAATAATATATTAACCGTTAATGATTGTCAAACAATTATTTTAACCTATTGTTAATTCTTTATACCCATTACGAAGCAGATGAGTTCTGTTAATCTTTCTTGTGAAAAATGGAAGAATAAAGCAAGCAATACCAAATGTTGATATAATAAGAATTGGCCAGATGAAAAACCATCCCCAATTTCCTCTAATGGCAAAATACAGGCCTCCAAATAGGAATGACCATAAAGGGCAAAAGAAAGACCCATCATTTGTTTTATAGTCGTTTACTTGGTTGATATATGTTTTCATGGTTTCCTCTTAAACTGGCTGATACGCTCGGCGATGCGTGCGCGATTGAGGGACAAGGCTTCTGGTGTCGGGTTATATTCCCCATAAAGCATAATGGCCTCGTCGCTGTGTGCGAGGGGAGGGACAAAGTGTTCTATGTTGAAGCCTCGGATGTAGCACTCTTCGACAATCTCGAAAAACCTGTGGCTAAGAAATCCCAGCTTATCATAGAAAAACTTCACATGACCTGCGCCGAGGACGTATTCCTTGGGCGCGTCTGGGCATGGCCGAGCCAAAGCAAACACGCGAGGCAGCTCACGATATTCAGCAAGCAAGTGCTTGTCACAAAGCTCCGATGGTGGGACGACATTAATGCGGGTCATTTCATTCCCCTGTTGTTCGGATAGATAATTATGGGGTTTGTTGCTGTCGTGTTATTTTCATTCCGACAATTTAAACGTGACGATGCGTGTTTTTCAACGAAGTCACAACTCGCCCCACAACCACAACCTACCAACCCACAAAAAACCTGTCAAGCTTATTCAACAATTGGACGAGCCACACATCGGCATCCGAAATATTCCGATGGATTGGCGCGGGTGCCAGTTCTTTTGTCGGCAATAGGCGGGGCAGAAAAGCTAAACCGCTTGCCGTTTAAATCTTTGTGGTCATCGCGTGTGCGTTCATCCATTGAAGCCGACCAGATATAGTCCGTTATGCCGATATCACGGCATCGGCTTTCATGAAACTTAGCCATCAATAGGCCAGTTTCTTGACGTGCCAGAAACTTAGCCTTATGCCGAGAAACGCCATATTTTTGCATGAATAGGCTTTCAAGTCCTTGTGCGCGGCCACCTTCCATGACGTGCTTTTCAACTTGATCGCGCATTTTGGTGATTGTTTCTTGCGCCCAGTCCTTGACGTAAAGATCAAGGTTTTGTGACCATTCGGCTGTAATAATACCACGCATGGCTTGCGTGATTTGTGGCTCAACTGATATGGCTTTGGCGGTCTTTATGAAGTCGTCATTCATCCATGTGATTGTTTGGTCATAAGCATCGGGGATTTGAGAAATGCGGCTTATGCTTTCGATATCAACATCATCTAGCGTCTGAATGAAATCTTTTCGTAACTGGCTAAATCTCGCACTGGCTTGCGCATTGGCAATGCTAATTTCAGGCGGCAAGGCCCCGTCATACTTCCAGCCTTTGATTGTTTTGTTGTAAGTTGCACCAATATCTTGCAGTCTCTTGCTTATCTTTGCGTTAAAATCACCACGAAAAGAACCATTTTCGAAATACACACGGCCAGATTGAACGGCCTCGGCCAACGGGTCTTTAGCATTTGTGATTTGCTTTTTCTTTATGCCAAGAACCAAAGCAAGCGGCACAAAAAGAACTTCGTCAAGAATGCGGTTAATCTCGCGTTCCACGCTGGTATAATACCGCTCTTTTAAAACCAGTGGATCAAGAGTTTTCATTCTTACCACCATCGCTTACGGTAAAATCACCGTTAACAGGGGGTAGGGCTTCGCTTGTTTCGTCAACCTCACAAGGCAACAGGCTGTCGCGGTTAATGCTTTCCTTGGCCTCTTGTGCGCTGGCAAGGCCTGACTGAAATGCCGACATAACACGATTAAACTTTTTCTCTTTAACTTCTTCTTCTTCTTTGGCCGATAAGATGCGAAGCGGTTTAAAGTTTATAATCAAATCATCAGGAATTACACCAAAAAGCTTTTGGCAAACGATACAAACAACATCTGCAACGATATATTTAATCTTGGATCGTATTTCGCTTTCAATCATAGAGTTGTAGTTTTCGATGTCATCTTCTCCGGAATTAAATCCAGCCGCGCTAATGCCGAATAGCTTTGTCATTGGCATCTTTAAATCGGCGGCAATTCCCTGACGTATTTGTGTAAGGACTTCAGCAAGGCCAGTGAAATTGATTTGCTTCTGGATATAATCATCTTTTGCATCAAGAGTTATGGCATTATTATAATTCTTCAGCGTATTTGCGTGCTGAATGCGTGTTGTAACTTTCTTCGTTCCATCTGCGGTGAATAGGTTGTCATTTAGGCCATCCATTTTATAAACATCTACTTTTGCCTCGTCCAGCAAATCAAAGATGACGTTTTGATTTTTCATGTATTGGTTTAATGATCGTACAAGTTTTTCAACCTCCGACATACCCCATCCACGCAAACGTGGACGAACGAATGAAGGCGGCTCTTTTCCTTCAATACGCATTACACGGCTTTTATGTATTTTATGGCCATAATAATCATAGAAATCGCCAAGCTCTGCGCCTAGCTTTTTACCAACTTCAGGAACATTCTGCACGTTTTGTTCTGAATGAAATAATTCCCACATATCAACAGATCTAAACTCTAATTGATCCTTTTCACCAATCATCTTAATGTTTAGCGGCTGTGTAGGGTCTTGATCAGTAAGAATAAGAATGGCCCCACCGCCAAACAAACGCGACCACTTAGCAGCTGTGATAATGGATTGAATGACTTTATTTCGCTCCAAATAAACGATGACTTTCTCGATGTCATCGCCATCAAGCATTTCTGTTTTAATATCAAAGCCAGCCCTAAAACCATCTTCAACTGGCTGGTCTATGAGGGTTTGAACAATACCATGTTCAGTATATAACTGTGAAAGTAATTGACGGTAATTTGAAATTAAATACCATCTTTGATTAATAAATAGCGTATCTACTTGAGAAACTTGCGTCCCTTGGCCTGTGGTTATTCCGTCGATTAGAGTAGTTAGCGAGTTGCTAATTTCGGCTTCTGTTAAACTTTTATTAAAATCGTCCATGTTTTTAAATATCCTTTTTGCAACCCGCCGAACGGGATATTAACATATTAACTTTTGTTATACAATATCGAAACTGTTAACCTTACGCTTAATTAATGGGCCTATGGCATATCGTATGGCATCAATGTAATGGTCTTGCTGTAATGTCTTAATAACTGGAAGAACTTCTTGAGTTATTTTATCAACCCTATATTGATAATATTTTAATTCTTCAATGGTATGGGTGCATCTTGGATGAACATAAATGCGCCTGAATGACTTCATCGTGGCTATTCCATCCTCGATTGATCCAGTCCACTTCTCGCAACCCTCGATACGGAAACCACGGTTTTTGACATGGCTAATTGTTTCAGGTCTTGAGCAATCCGCATAAATCATCCATCGTTGTGCCTCTGGAATTGCATTAAATAATTGTGGTATTTCATCGTTTTCAACTCCAACTCCACCAACTTCATATTCAATATATAAATCTCTAAACATTCCTTCTTGCTTAACGAAGCAATCAATCATCGTTGTGGGATCATTAGCAAACCCCCAGTCCGCCCCTCTATAACGGCGACCCATGAGTATTTCATCAAGTGATGGAGTTGAAAACTCTTTAACCTCCCATTTTCCATGAAAGACAATTCTATCCGATTTACCAACTGCAAGACCCATATATTCATGGTCATATGCCATTTGATCGACTTGTTTTAGATGGTTTGCATCATCCAAGAAACGACTACCAAGCCAATCAGGATTAACATCAAGATAATTGCTTTCATGAACCAAACGGCCTTTTTTCTCTATTTTACTTTCTTTATTGACCCAAGCATTCGGATCGTTTGGAGGATTATAAGATATAAAAACAAGATATGATTTACCTCCGCGAAGGACGGATTGTTGAACATTACGGATTTCAGCCATGCCGTTATATTCATCGGCTTCTTCAAACCATAGATATTTTATATATCCACGCCTAACTTTGATTGATTTCAGCTTTTGCGGATCATCTAGTCCGCGCATTATAATTTTCTGTCCAGTTGGCAAGAATGTCAATTCAGCTGGTGAATGTGTGGATTTAAATAAATGGCCAACTAATAGGCAATCTATTGCCCAAAGAAGTGTATTATGAACACTATCTCGGATTGTGTTGCCGTATTTTCGTAAAACAACGGCATTGGCGTTTTTATCACCAAGAACGCCTAATATTATTTCTATTGCCGCGAATGATGATTTAGTCGATCCACGGCCACCCTTAAGCATAACCTCATCATATTCTTTTCGTTTTATCTGTTGATGAACAGAAAAGAAAGAAGGTGCTATGAGGTCTGAAAGCCGTACTGTGACTTCATTCTGTGTCATCTATCACGTTTAAACTAAAACCAATATCACCTGAGTGTTCAATCTTATCCGTGAAAAGCTTAAGATGCTTTCCTAAAAGCTCATATCCCTTGAGTGCTGCCGTGGCTTGGAATGTATATTCTCCTGTTGGATTTCCATCACGGTCTAAAACAGGCTCGGCCTGTTCGCAACGATCCACGACACGCTTAATTCCTTCCAAAACAAATGCGGCTGTTATGCCTGTTTTTTCTGAGCGTTTATCCATTTCAATTTGAATTGCATTATTAATATCTGGAACAGTTAACAAAAAACTTCCTTTCTGAGCTGCTGTTTTTACTGAATAACCAGCGCGAACAGCTGCTTTAGCAGAATTGAGATCAATCAAATATTCCTGAATAAATGTTTTTTGTTTATTTGTTAGCATTTTCCTGTGACCATAAACTTTTCTTGTGAAGCTGCAACTACAGCACCCGTTGCCTCAAACCTATAGCAATATTCACCAACTTTCAATGGTTCGTAATCATAATGATATTTACCAATTACATCTTTTGTTGGTGTTATCATTTCCGTTGTTCCTTCTGGCTTTTTTATCTTTAAAACAACATTAGTTGGATCTGCAAGAATTCCATTATAATCTTTAAATGAAACTGAAAGCCTTACTTGGTTACCAATTAGATATGAGTTGGTCATCCTTTACCTCTGATATAAAATTATGTTGATCTGAGCAATAAATGTTAAATGCATTATCATCTAATTGTGTTGATATTAAAATAGATTTATCAAAGCATTCAGATCTAAAAACAATTGAGTTTGATGCAATGGCATTAAATTTTGAAACATCTAATGATATTGCTTTTCCAATTTTATCTAGTATTTTGTCGAAAAAGAAAAATATTAGGTGAGTTAAAATCATTGAAGTCTCTCGTACAATGCGCGTGTAGCAATTTCATCCCAGTCAGTGCCATCTTCATTTAAAACTTGATAAACAATTCCTTCTTCATCGGTTATGTATGCTATTGCCTGATTAAACATTTTAAACCCTTTGATATGATGATCGAATTGCGAATGAACCTTGCGCGTCTACTCCGTTAATATGCAAAACACGATGATAACGAGCCATAACGTCAACACTCATTGTAACAGGCTCCAACGCTGTTAACGTAGCCTTTGCAACTATAACCCAGTTAGTTGCATCTATTGAGTTTTGTATATAAGACGTTCCTGCTTTGTCAGAATAGAAGTGCGCTGTAAAATGCCTCATGGTATTCGTCGAAGCCGCATCTCTTGAAGTTCCTGTATATGTTGCTCCTGCCCCTAAGTTCGTCGTTGTGTCTGAATATATCGTCGGTGCAGCACTAGAAAGAGTTGTTGTCGCTGATACTGACGTACTACTTAACGTAACAGTCAATGGGTTTTTAGATCCTATCGGGTTAACACCCGTTATATTAACAAGATGAGGCTCAAACGAAGCAAAATATAGGTAACCTAGTGACATTGTTGTAGTTGTTGCTGGAGCAACTGTACCATTATAAGCCCTAATCTGTATAAACATAGGGACGTCATCATCAGGGACGCATTCGCTAGTACCTAATCGAGTCGTGGTCAACCCAGTTCCAGCCGTGACCAAACGATCCATAAATGTAGAATCGTTTCCTCTTGTCGATTCAATAATACCAACATGACCAGTTGCAGTTGTGTTTATTGTTGCTGATGTAAGGAGTGATGGCCACCCTTGACGCTGCACCTGATACCCACCACCAATTACAGTCGCGCTTGTGCCGTTGTATATTACTTGATGATAATTATAACCAAATAAGCTGCAAGTACCAGTGCCACTAGATGCAAATCCTACCACAGTAAGCGTTATGGTATCATCTGTCACGCTTGCTATAACTGCCCTCTGTGTCAAGCAGCTGGCTACGGATACCATACCAACCCACATGCCTTGACCTACGTTTTCAGAGGTAAAGCCGTGTGCTGTTTTGCCAACCGTTATGCTGGTCGCGCTGTTTATTGTAAGTGGTAAGTTATCCCCAATTACATCTGTTAGTTCTATAACAAAATTGTTGTTGGCAATACGCTGTGACAGTATCAGTTTATACCAAAAATTAAACTGCCCCATAAATGTGTCAGTTGTGCGGATAACTGTTTCAGAATATGCAGTTATTCCTGTCGTTAAAACTAGCTTACCACCGGACTGATTAACTGCCATCCCTGTACCCGTCTGTATGACTGTGGCACGTGTTGGATCAACACCAGTCATACTTTTAGCAAAGCCCCACTTGTAACGCATGGGTGGTTCTGCTTTAGTGTTAAGGGCATTGGCGCGAAGCTGTGTGTCCGTAAGTGGTTGAGTTAATCCAGTGTTGGCTGTTACTGTACCAGAAACAGGAATAGCACTTGCCCGTAATTGGGTATCGGTTAGACCACCAGTAGAAACAGTTCCGCTAACTGGTACAGGCGTGGCCCTGAGCTGCGCGTCTGTGACTGGCTGGCTTAGTCCAGTATTAGCTGTTACCGTTCCACTTACTGGCTGTGTGGCCGGAAAGTTACCGACTTGAACTGTCTCAAGTGCCGCTAGTGTGGATGCATCAAGAGAGACTTCGCCGGATGATATAACAGGAAGAGGATTGCTACCATCAACGGTAGTGATAACGCCATCTACGCCAAAAGCTATCTTACTTATCGGAGTATGAACACCCGCAACCTCATCTGTTTTAAATGTCGCACCACCTTCCGATGGATTAGCCGTTACGTTATCAGTCATTTTACCTCCAAATTAACTAACATTAACTTAACACTTTTTAAACCAACAAAGCAAGTGTGAAAGTAATATGTTAATTAGTTTCATAATAGTTAATTGGTTAACGAATTACTGAATTACCGTTTTATCCTTTTTCAATAATTCGAATTAAAATTAAACCATTGATATTAGTATATAAATCGCTATTTTTTTGTATTTTTTATTTTTATTTTGAAATAGGCCCATACCACCCCACACACCCATCTACTATACCTCAAAAATGTAAAAAGTAGTAGTAGTAGTAGTAGTAGTGTATATTAAATAAAAAATAGATAATCAATTGATTTTGTTGACTTTGATTTTTTATTTAATCAACTTTAAAATAAAAACAATTCAAAGTGTGTGGTTGTTATTAAATAAAGTCTTTACATTTATGTAAAAATATTTTATAAACATAAAACACAACAAACGAAAGTAAGTTAATATGTTTGATATAGAAAAAAACGTTCCACATAAATGTACAGGATCAATGCTTGATTTTTTGCGTGGAATGGAAATTGGAGACAGCTTTGTTTGTGATAAAACACATCAAACTAAATTTTCAGTTTATGGATCTTATACAGGTTTTAAGTTTACAACAAAAAAAGAAGGTGATGGTTTAATTCGTGTTTGGAGGATTAAATAAAAACCATATTAACTATTACGCAATCGTTACAAACATAACCCTTTTCTTTACGGAAAAAATATGTATATTGCGAACCAGTGGTCTTCGTTTCCTCTCCTGTAGGCGAATGATAGCTATTGGCTGGCGGTCTGATCCACCCTTGCTTGTGCCATAACGCAAGGCCAGCCATTTAACCTTTATGGAGGAATGTATCTTGGTAGATTTACGACCATTTCAAGCTAATATAGAAGCCGCCATGTCTCGCTTTAATGATGACTGTGACGATCCAAGATCTTCCTTTTCTGAAATGTTAACAAGCATTGGTTATCAAATAACATCACAAATAGAGCTTGGTAAGATTGTTAGGGTTTCAGGTCCTAACGAAAAACAACATAAAAAATCAGCTTGGTATATATTCCAAGAATATCCAACAACTGATAATAAAGTTATTGGTGTTGGGTCATATGGATCATGGAAGGCTGGAGAAAAGCAAACATGGTGCAGTCGTTCACAAACAACAATGAACACACAAGAACGGCTTGAATATTATAACCACATTGAAAAAGCCAGAATTAAGCATGAGCAAGAGCAAGTTTTAATAAATGATGAGGCCGCATTAAAGGCTTTTGATATATGGAATAAGGCTGAGTTGACCGGAAAAACCGGATACCTCGAAAAAAAGAAGATTAAGGCATATGAGGGGGTAAGATTTTCACGAGGAAGTTTGGTTATCCCAGTTGTCACTGATAACAAAATAACATCACTTCAGTTTATACCAGACTATGGCGATAAAAGGTTTTTGACAGGTGGGCGCGTAAAGGGGTGTTATTTTGTCATTCAAGGCACCGTGAATCGCGTTTTTGTGGTTGAGGGCTACGCAACTGGCGCAAGTGTTCATGAGGCTACAGGGGCAACCGTATATATCTCATTCAATGCTGGCAATTTGTATGAGGTAACTTCTATTGCAAAAAAAGACAATCAAAGCTCTAAAATCATTATAGCTTCGGATGACGATCAATTTGGAGATAACAACGCCGGAAAAGACAAAGCTAATCAGGTTTCATCAGCATTGGGCGTTGATGTTGTTTTTCCTACATTCAAAGACTTATCAACAAAACCAACTGATTTTAATGACTTACATTGTCTTGAAGGAATGTCATCAGTTAAAAAACAATTGATTAATAATTTTGTTGAAACATATCAAAAAAATGAAACAAAAAAAGAAGAAGATATTACAACTGATCGTCCTGAGGGTGTTTTAGGTGAGATTTATGACTATTACAATGCTACAAGCGGAAATGACAATAAAAGCTTTTCAATTCAAACGTCTCTTGCTATTTGTTCAATTGTGACAGCTAGATCATATAAAAGCACAGATAAAAATCTAACAAATCTATATTTTTTGAATGTTGCTAGGTCTTGTACTGGCAAAGAACACTCAAAAACGGTTATAGAAACAATCCTAAAGGAATCTGGACTTAACGGACTTATTTCAGGTGATGGATATACATCGGCTGGTGCTGTTTTTTCCGCTTTGCTTCGTAGGCCAAAACATATAACCGTAATAGATGAGTTTGGTCGTTATCTGGAGGCTGGAAAGAATAGCTCATCCAGCATTCAACAAGAAGCAAACACAAAGCTAATGGAGGCCGTTGGACGACCACACGGGACAATGAGGCCACCTACTTATTCAACCATGACATTAAAAAAAGATGCAGCAGATGCACTTGAAAATAGAGTTATAGAAAATCCTTCAATAGTTATGCTTGTTATGACAACACCAGATAGATATTTTGATGCAATTGATATGTCAGCCGTAAAGGATGGTTTTGTTGGTAGATTTATAACATCAATTTCAGACAAAGATTATCAGCTTTATATGCATAAGCAATCCTTACCAGTTCCACAATCAATCATTGAATGGATTAAAAAAATAGAAAGTAGGGCTGGAATAACACATATTGCTACAGAAAGCCCAAGCTTTATTGAAATGATTTTCATGGATGATGCTAAAAAAATACAATTAGAGTTTCAGTCTTATTGTCAAAACATCATGAGAGGACTTGAAAAGTTTGGAATGCAGGAAGTAGCCGGACGTTACGCAGAGTTTTCTATGCGTGTTGCTATGATACTTGCTTTAGCAAAAGACCCAATGGCAAAATATATAACAATTGATGAAATGAAATGGGGAATTGCATACATAAAATCATGTATGGATAAAATGATTTCATGTTTGAAGGTTTCAGTTAGTTCTTCTGATCATGAATCTAATAAAAAAGAGGTATTATTTGCATTGAGGGCATTGTCACCTGAATGGATTAAAAGATCTGAAATGATAAAAACTCAACCATTTTCAAAGCATAATAAAAAATATCTTGATGAGCTTTTAGAAGAGCTTTTGGCCGCTGATTTAATTGATGACAGAATGAGCGACACAACAGGAAAGCGTGGACGACCAACCAAAGAATATGTAGCATTAAACTAACAACAACCTAAAACAGGAGAATAAAAAATGATTTTTATATGTAAAGAGCCAACAGTTGAAGACGTTAAAAAGATATATGATATTCTTGGAATAAATAGAACTGAAAATGATATTTCAGGCCAATCAGAAGTTACTATAAAGATTTCTGTCGGATCGAAAATAGAGGTAACAGAGCATTATGTTGTTTTAACCTAAAACGGCGGTCTAATTTCCGCTTCCTTCTAAAAACATCTTGACAATCATGAAATATGTACTATTTTGTGGTACAATATAAAAACACAAACAACAGGGGAAAATAAATGAAACTTACGATAGAACGCAACGATCTAATCAATGTTTTAAAGCATACGACTGGTGTTGTTGAAAAAAGAAACACCATTCCAGTTTTATCAAATATATTGATTGATGCATCAAGTGAAACTGTTATGTTTGTCGCAACAGATATGGAGATAGAGGTAAGCGAAATTGTAGTTTCTAAGGTTTTTGAAACCGGATCGGTCACACTTCCAGCACAGACATTATTTGATATTGTACGAAAAATGAACAATGATGATGTGACAATTCAAACCGAAGAAAATGGACAAGTTTCTATTTCTTCAGGACGTTCAAAGTTTAAGCTTTCAACACTTCCAGTTTCCGACTTTCCACAAATGCCAGTGAACAAATCTGATTGCATCTTTTCAATAAATGCGGATGACTTTGCATCTTTGATTGATCGTGTGAGATTTGCAATGTCTATTGAAGATGCAAGATATTATCTTAATGGCGTTTATTTGCATTCTTGTGGTGACACAATGAAGTGCATAGCAACGGATGGCCATCGTTTGGCTATAGCTGAAGCTGTAAAGCCAGATGGAATGGAATTAGAAAAAGGCGTTATAATTCCGCGCAAGACTATTGGAGAAGTCCGAAAGATTTTGGATGAAACAAGCGGAGATGTTACGATTTTTGTTAGCTCAAGTAAAATAAGCTTTAAGATCTGCAATATTGTCATTAAATCAAAACTTATTGATGGAACATTTCCAGACTATATGCGAATTATTCCAAAAGATAATGATAAGCTTTTGACAGTTAATGTTGTTAGTTTTGTAAGTGCTGTTGATCGAGTTGCAACTATTTCAAACGAAAAAACACGATCCATTAAACTTGATTTATTATCAAATGAAGTGTCACTTTCGTCAAGCGTAAGTGGATCAAATTCCAAGGATGTAATCGAGGCAACATTTGATGGTGAGCCAATGGATATTGGTTTTAATGCTCGTTATCTTTTAGATGCTCTTGGCGCGATTAAAGGAAAGGATGTGAAAATGCATCTTGGTTCACCTGATTCCCCAGCCGTTTTTGAAGAAGAAAATGCGCTTTATGTTCTCATGCCTATGAGGGTTCAATAATGACAAAAAAATATATAGAAACTACCGTTGAAGTTGATCTTGATGATTTTGAAACATGTGACTTATTAGAGGCTCTTTCTAATCGAGGTGCCGGAAGGGTTGAACACGAATATCTATTGCGACACGGGATCGAGGATCGTGATTGGTCTAAGATTAAAGAGTTTGCGGAAAAGCTTGACGTTCATTTTTTCAGGAGCAATTAACAATGGAAAATGTAAACCATCCTAAACACTACACTGTGCATCCAAGTGGTGTTGAATGTATTCAGGTAACTGAACACATGAATTTTAATCTTGGCAATGCAATGAAGTATATTTGGAGAGCTAGCGAAAAAGGAAATCAAACTGAAGATTTACAAAAAGCAGCTTGGTATTTAAATCGTGAAATTGATCGTTTAAAACAGGAGACTAAATAAATGGAACCATGGGAGCTAGAAGCCGTTGAATACGGCGGCGCAATGGGGGCTGAATATCTCGAAAGCATCGGGATATTCGATTTAACAAAGCTATCAAAAGAGCAATGGTTAACATTCTGTGAATGTGTCTGTAAAAATTATCATAACAAAATCGCTCTATTAGCCCCACCATTTTAATTTGAAAAAACTTTAAAATAGGTGTTGACGCTTGCTTAAAAGTGTACTACTAATTGGGACAAGGAAAACGGATCAACACAGGAGGATATGAGATGAATATCGAAACAATCGTAAACAGCATGACATCAGAACAATATGCAGCACTTCTTGATGTTGCTTGCCCTTTAACTGAAGAAGAAAAAAACATGAGTGTTGATGAATTATATTTAGAGCTTGTGGGGGTGTGAAATGGATATAGAAATTAGCTTTGTGCCATACGTTAATGGGGACTGGGAGTTTTATATTAAAGACGCTGAAACAAATGCATTATAAACCAAAACAGGAGTAACGAACATGACACTATCATTAATGGGCCATAACAACCCACCTAGCGAAATCGAAATATTGAAAGAAAGGCTTTCGGAAAAAGAAGCCGAGCTTCGTAAAGATATGAAGTTTGAAAATGCACCTGAAACAATAAAAGACGAACAACACGCAGGAAAAATAACGGAAACGATCAAAAGCATTAAACGCTTCATTGGCAAAGTCGAAGATATTCACAAGTCAGTCAAAGCCCCGCATCTAGAATGTGGCCGCGCCGTGGATGCTTGGAAAAAGAAAATGGAACGCGAGATTGAATTAATCAATGATTCCTATATCAAGCCACTAACAGCCTTTCTTGAACTTAAGGCAAAAGAAGAACGTGACCGCCAGATTGAGGCCGCAAAGATCGAGCGCGAACGCGCCGAGGCTTTGGCTTTAGAAGCACAAGCCCACGCGGACGCAGGTATCAATGATACGGCTGACGAGTTGCTTGACGCTGCCGTTAGCAGTGAAATAATGGCCGATAGGATGATTGATAAAGTTGCAACGGCTACACCTAATCAGCTTTTTAAATCTCGGTCTGAGAACGGCGCAACGGCTTCGCAAAGCCTAGTTTGGGAAGGTGAAATTGAAAATATTTCAGCGATTGATTTTAACAAGTTGCGTAAATATTTCACCATTCCAGAAATACAAAAAGCCATTAATGCAGCCATTCGTGATGGTGTCAGATCGCTTGATGGTGTTAGGATTGGTCAAACAACAAAACTTAACATACGGTAGGAAGGGATCAAACAAATGCAAATAACTAATACACAAAACATGCAAGCGCAGTTTCTAAAAGTGCTTGTTCACGGGCCAGCGGGTAGCGGTAAAACGCGCCTTTGTGGCACGACTGGCGGATCAACAATCATCATTAGTGCCGAGGCTGGCTTGCTTTCCTTGCGTGGCAGTAACATTGATGTGATCGAAGTTAAATCAATGGATGATTTACGCGAGGCTTATGAGTTTCTACAAGCCGATACAAAGTATGAATGGGTATGCCTTGACAGTATCAGCGAAATTGCAGAGGTTGTGCTTTCAACTGAAAAAGGAAACACAAAAGACCCACGCAAGGCTTACGGTGAAATGAATGAAATCATGACAAAGCTTATTCGTTCATTCCGCGACTTGCCAAAAAATGTCTATATGTCGGCAAAGCAATCTAAAATCAAAGACGAAGTAACAGGAGGCATGTTTTTTGGGCCGTCCGCACCTGGTCAAACCATTGCAACGGCCTTACCATACTTCTTTGATCTTGTCTTTGCTTTACATTCTTGGAAGGATGCAGAAGGCAATTTGCAAAGCGCAATGCAAACGCAGCGCGATGCACAATATGACGCAAAGGATCGAAGCGGTGCTTTAGATTTTGTTGAACAACCAAATCTAAGAACCGTTTATGATAAAATCATGAACCAACCAACCAAAGGAGAATAAAACATGGTTATGCTACCACAAGTCTATAATTGCGCGGATTTGCCCGATACAGGCGGCGTTGTTAAAATCCCCGATGGCCCATATAAAGCCGTCATTCTTGATAGCGAGTTGAAAACAACAATCAACGGAAACGGTCAGTTTCTTGCGCTTAAGATTGTTATCACAGAAGGACAGTATGCCGATACGGAGTTTACGGAACGCCTTAACATTATTAACTCAAACATGAAGGCCGTAGAAATCGCATTCAAAACATTGGCTCGTATTTCTGAAGCCTTAGGCATGGCCACAACGCCACAAGATAGCTCATTGCTACACAACAAGCCGTTGATGATACAAGTCGCAACTGAAGCGGCGAAGGAATATACCGACAAGGATGGCGTAAAACATGCCGGACAGGAAAAAAGCATTATTAAGAAATACATGCCAATTCCACAAGTCGGATTTGCTTGTAAGTCAAGCTTTTCTGCATCGGCTGCGCCAGTAGCTCAAACTCAATCCGCTGTGCAATCTGCACCTTGGAAGAAATAAAACAACAGGGGACGGCGGGGGCTAATAACCCCCGTTGTTATCTCATGGTCTTAATTCCGCAACAATCTGATCCGACACTTTATGCAATGCGATTGGCTTGCGAGGAAAAGGCCAAGAGTGAACCAAGTCGCGGTTATCTCGGCGCGTCAATCATTGGCGATCCTTGCGCCCGTAAGATTTGGTATATGTATAACGGCTTTCCAAGGGAGCCATTTAAGGCGGGTACGTTATGGAACTTTGAAGACGGCCACAGAACCGAGGATTTGATTGCAAAACGTCTACGCATGGTTAAAGGCATCGAGCTTTGGACGCATGACGATAACGGCAAGCAATTTGGCTTTTCAATGTTTAAAGGCCGCTTTGCTGGACACTGTGACGGTATCATTCGCGGCCTAATCCAAGCCCCGAAAAGATTGCATCTATGGGAATGCAAGGCTTGCGCTGTAAAGAAGTTTGAAGAGTTTAAGGCTTGCAAGTTTAAATATGGCGAAAAGAATGCGCTAGAAAATTGGAGCATAACTTACTTTGTGCAACACCAAATATATATGCACAAGTTTGAAATTGATCGAGGCTATATGACGGTTGCACTGGCTGGCGGACGTGATATAGATAGTTGCCGAACGGAATACAGACCAGAAATTGCCGAACGCTACACGGATCGAGCCGAGGCAATAATAGAAGCTAAATCCCCACCACCTCGCATAAGTGAAGATGCCAACTTTTGGCTATGCCGCTTTTGCGATTATCAGGAGAGTTGTCACAATGGATTACGAACAGTTTCTTAAAGCCAAACAGGTCTATGACACACCCACAGGAATTCAAAACGTACCACCGTTAAAGGAAAGCTTATTCGACTTCCAGCGTGATGTTGTGTCATGGGCTTGCAGACGTGGCCGCGCTGCCATTTTTGAAGGCACTGGGCTTGGCAAGTCGTTTCAAGAACTATCTTGGGCACATGCTCTTTATGAGGCCACGGGCGAACGCACAATCATCTTTACGCCTCTTGCCGTTGCTGCACAAATGAAGCGTGAGGCATTAAAGTTTGGCATTGATTGCTCCCATGTTTCAAAACAAGATGAAAGCAATTCGCCTATTTTAATAACCAACTATCAGAAACTTGAACACTTTGACTTGTCACAATTTAAAGGCGTGGTTCTTGATGAAAGCTCAATTCTTAAAAATCAATCAGGCCACTATAGAACGCAGTTAATCAAGTCATGCAAGCAAATACCATATAGACTGGCTGCAACTGCAACGCCAAGCCCTAATGACTTCATGGAACTTGGCAACCATTCAGAGTTTTGTGGGATCATGTCTTACACGGATATGTTGTCTACGTTCTTTGTTCATGATGCAGGTGAAACGCAAGCATGGAGACTAAAAGGCCACGCCGAGGCACCATTCTGGAAGTGGATGGCATCATGGGCCGTCATGTTTAAAAACCCTGAAGACTTGGGATATGATGGATTAAAATATAATCTTCCAAAACTTCACCAGATTCAGCACACAGTAGGAATTGAATATAAGCCGAATATGGAAACTGGCCTTTTGTTTCCGATGGAAGCGCAAGGATTGGGTGAACGATTAAAAGCTAGACGCGCAACAATCAATGAACGCGTTGCAAGGGCCGCTGAAATCGTCAATTCAGAAAAAACAAAGCCATGGGTTATTTGGTGTAATCTAAATGATGAAAGTGAAATGCTTGAAAAGCTAATTCCTGATAGTGTGCAAATTGTAGGCAGCATGACGGAGGAAAAAAAGGAAAAGGTGCTACTTGATTTTGAGCAAGGAAGCATCCGCATTCTTATTAGCAAGCCGTCACTAACTGGTTTCGGTCTTAATTGGCAACATTGCTCTAATACGGTGTTTGTAGGATTAAACGATAGCTTTGAACAGGTATATCAGGCCATAAGAAGGTTTTGGCGTTTCGGTCAAACTGAAGAAGTCTATGCACATTTTATCGCTTCAGAAATTGAGGGGGCAGTTGTGCAAAATCTAAAGCGTAAAGAAATACAATGCGAACATATGATGGCACAAATGATTAAACATATGTCCGATATTTGCGCTAAAGAAATCCGTGGAGCAAGACGCGATACACTTTCATACATCCCAACTGAAGAAATGGAGTTACCACAATGGCTATAAAAGCAGTTAATCAGATCGTAACAAACGAATATGCAATCTATGAGGGCGACAGCTGTGAACTTATGAAAGAGTTGCCAGATAATAGCGTAGGTTTTTCTATTCACTCTCCGCCATTCGAGGGACTTTATAAGTTTTCTAATTCAGATCGCGATGTTAGCAATTCTGAAGGTGAAGATTTCTGGGCGCATTATGGAATTATCATCGAAGAACTTTATAGGATCACTAAGGCAGGAAGATTGGCTAGCGTTCATTGCATGCAGTTGCCGACAAGCATCACGCGAAACGGTTTTATCGGCATGCGTGATTTCAGGGGTGAAATTGTACGCGCATATCAAAAGGCTGGATGGTATTTTCATAGCGAAGTCTGCATCTGGAAAGATCCAGTAGTTGCACAGCAACGCACAAAATCCATTCGATTGCTTCATAAGCAAATGGAAAAAGATAGCTCAATTAGCGGCCAAGGGCTTGCTGATTATATCATGACATTTAGAAAGGCTGGAGAAAACGAAGAACCAATAAAAGGAAAACTTGAGTTTTATATCGGTGAAGGTAATGCGCCTGAAAGCCTTGAAAGCCGCATTGGAAGGCAATCAAAAGATGAAGCTGAGAAATGGCATTCTATTGAGGTTTGGCAACGATACGCTAGCCCTGTTTGGATGGATATAAGCCAAAGTCGCACGCTTCAATATCGAGGTGGACGCGATAAAGATGATGAGCAACACATTAGCCCATTGCAACTTGATGTTATCGAGCGTTGCATTCATCTTTGGTCTAATCCTAACGATATTGTATTTACCCCATTCCTTGGCATCGGTAGTGAGGTTTATGGGGCTGTTGAAATGGGAAGGCGTGGTATTGGTATTGAGTTAAAGGCCACTTACTTTTCACAGGCTGTTAAAAACTTGGCTAAGATCAAAGACAGAACGAAAGACTTACTATAATGCAAACTAAGAAAATGAGTTTGGTAGAAACTTGCTGCAACATAGCTATAGGTTATGTTGTAGCAATTCTATCTCAAATCGCAATCTTTCCACTGTTTGGCATAAACATACCGATTAGTGATAATCTTATGATTGGCCTTTGGTTTACAATCATAAGTCTATTTCGCGGTTATGTTTTGAGACGTGTGTTTAATAGGATCAAATGACAAAAACCCTACGACCATACCAAGAAAGCGCGGTTAATGCGCTGTTTGATTATCTCTTTTCACAGGAAGGACACCCGCTTGTGGTCTCTCCCGTGGGAAGCGGAAAAAGCTTACTTATTTCCGAGTTTATCAAACGTGTACATCTACAATGGCCGCGAACGCGCATTGTTATGTTGTCTCATGTCAAAGAGCTACTTGAACAAGATGCCGAAGAACTTCGCCAGCAATATCCAGAATGTGATTTCGGTTTTTACTGTGCATCATTAGGACAAAAGAGACTTTATAATGACGTTACTTTTGCCAGCATTCAAAGCGTCCACAGCAAAATATCTGCATTCAATCGCTGCCCTGAAATTATCATCATAGATGAGTGCCATTTAATAAGTCACAACGATCAGACACAATACCGAAAGTTTATTGACAGCGTTTTAAAGATCAATCCAAATGCAAAAGTTTTAGGTTTTACAGGAACGCCATTCAGGGCGGACACAGGACGTCTTGACGAAGGAGATGGAAAGCTATTCGATGGCATTGCATATGAGATAGGTATTGGTTGGATGATTGAAGAAGGTTATTTGTGCCGACCTGCTACGCCTCGCGTTGCGGCCAAGATGAATGTCGATGGCGTTAAAAGTCGTGGCGGTGATTATATCGCTGGACAATTAGAAAAGGCCGTCGATATTGATGAAACAACACAAGCATGTGTAAATGAGATAATTGCTCAAGGATTAGGGCGCAATAAGTGGCTTGTGTTTACAGCTGGAATTGAGCATTGTGAACACGTCATGGAAGCCATAAGAGCGCATGGAGTGGCTTGTGACATGATTATAGGCGATACTGACCCGCAACAACGCGCAAGCGTCATTGAACGCTTTAAGCGTGGTGAAATACGATGCCTTGTTAATGTTGTTGTATTAACTACAGGTTTCAATGTACCTGATATTGATTTACTGGCTTTTATGCGTCCCACAAAAAGCCCTGTGTTATATATCCAAACCACAGGACGTGGTATCAGGCCAGTCTATGAGGCTGGTTATGATTTAAACACGAAACAAGGTAGGCTTGACGCAATCGCAAATAGTAAAAAGCCAGATTGCTTGATACTCGACTTTGGCGGTGTTATTGAAAATCTTGGCCCGATTGATAGTGTCGAGATTAGAAAAAAGAACACGGCCAAAGATCCAGATGCAGAAAAAGGCGATGCCATTTTAAAACGTTGCCCTGCTTGCGGGGAAATGTGCGCAGCGGCCCAAAGATTTTGTTATGTCTGTTCTTATTCATTCTTGGCCGATGCGCTGAATAAAAACGCTGAAAACCATAACGCTATTTTATCAAGCGACGAACCGATAGAAGAAAAAGAAGTTATCGCGATGAACCTTGATAAGCATTATAAAAACAATGACACAGAAAACACGCCTAGCCTTTGCGTGTCATATATAACTTTAAGTGGTGTTTACAAGGAATGGATTTGCTTCGAGCATAAAGGTTATGCTCGTGACAAGGCCATCCATTGGCATAATAAAATAGGAATGGAAGGAATGAATCCACCTATCACTATTGATGATGCCGTTAACTTTGGATACAAAGCACCATCAAAAGTTATGATAAGAAAAGAAGGTAAATATTATCGTGTTAAAGATATATCTTTAGAAGAAGTCATTGAACCAGAAAAACTAAAATGTTCATGGGATGATTTTGATGACGAAATACCGTTTTAGGTTTCTAAAATATCAATTCCATAAATTGACTTCATCAAGTGCCTCTTAATTTTATAAACAGCCGTTAAAACGCCTTTTACATCCTCAATAATTTTATTACCATTCTGAATATACGTAAAATCAGCCTTGTATTTTAGTGCTGGTTTTTTACGTCCGTTTATAATGACACTTGGCGCAAGTTCAAAAACAGTCTGCAGTTCAAGATTTGAAATATTCCCTATTTCTTCCATCTTTTTTAGAAACTTATAACGGCAACCTTCTTTTTGACTGTCAAATTTATAACCATCTATTGTAACTTTTTTATTGTTATATTTAGTCATGTTTAAACCTAAGCAATCCATCAAGTGTAATTTTTACACCTTCATTCAAAAGCTTTGATTGAATAAGTTCAAGCATTTCTACTTTTGCAGGAATACCGTTATTTTTCCAGTTGTTTACAGTTGATGGTGGAATATTCAACGCTCGTGCAGTTGATCTCGTTCCGCCGAAAATGTTTAATAAATCGTTAATATGTTTCATAAAACCGCTTTATACCATTTTTCGGTACAAGTCAATATAATTTATTTTCAATTGTAGTTAAAAAAGTTCTTGTCATGTGTGCGATGTTGTGGCACAGTCTGTTCATAGAAATCATACAACAGGAGAAACATGATGATCGAAGGAATAAAAACATATTATCTGCCTTATACAGATATTGAGGTAGAAGTTACATATGAAGTAGATTGTGAAAACATCGTATTTAAATACGCTGAAATTGATGGACAAGACCTTGCTTGTGAATTGCTTGGACTTCAAATTGATGTCACACAAAAAAATGACTTACAAAGAATTAATAAATATATAACATTAAAAACTTGGTTACAATCAAAACTAGATAATGATTTCAGTGAGATTTTAGTAAAACATGAAATCTGTGTAAAAAGTGATTATGACGAACACTTCAACCAAGGATCATTTGTATGATTAGCAAAGAAACTCAAAGCAAATTGATTGCTAGTAGGATCATATTTGTTTCTGAACCCATAACAAACGATAAATTCTGGAATGTTGGAATTGTATTTTTTACCATTTTGGCATTGGCTAATATTTTTTTATGGAGTTAGATGAATGCATCAACAAATAGAGGATAAGTTTGTATGAACGAAGAAATGAAGTTTTTTGAATGGTTCAATTCTTTGAGTAAAATAGATCATTCGGAGTTTGGCTCTAAAGTCCGTGAGTTGTGTTATAAAATAAATGAAAATGGAGTTAATCCGAGCGAGTTAGTTGATGTTATGAAAAAAGTATGGAAAGAAAGGATGAGAAAATGATTAAACAACAAATAATAAATAGATGGACTGGTGAAGTTAAGTTTGAAGCTGATATTGATTGTGTGGAAGACGCGTCGTTATCAGTTAGGATTGGGATGGCTGTTAGATGGGGTGTTGAGAATAATACCGACTTGAGTGATGCCGACTTGAGAGGTGCCAACTTGAGAGATGCCAACTTGAGAGATGCCGACTTGAGTGATGCCGACTTGAGTGATGCCAACTTGAGTGATGCCGACTTGAGTGATGCCAACTTGAGAGATGCCAACTTGAGAGATGCCGACTTGAGTGATGCCAACTTGAGTGATGCCGACTTGAGTGATGCCGACTTGAGAGGTGCCAACTTGAGAGATGCCAACTTGAGAGATGCCAACTTGAGAGGTGCCAACTTGAGAGATGCCAACTTGAGAGGTGCCAACTTGAGAGATGCCAACTTGAGAGATGCCGACTTGAGAGATGCCGACTTGAGTGATGCCGACTTGAGTGATGCTTGGTTTAATTGGTTACACGATTGGAAAATTGTAAAAGCTTAAAGAAAGGATGAGAAAATGAGCATACCTAATAAAGACCCGTTATTCACAATTGAAGAATTAAGAAAGGTAGGCCAAACACTTTTGGATGCTTCTTATAATTATTGGGAAGCTGCTCAAAAAGCTGGAATCGGAGGTGCTTGTATATGGCTGGAAGACGCAGACGGGAAACTTGTTATTTTTACTCGCGGAGAATACAGAGAAACATTAATGCGAGGAATAGATAAAATTGGCCCAATTAAAACATTTGGATGTGCAACAGACGAATAACGTAACGCGAAACTAAGAAAGGAATTAAAATGAAACCACCAGAAACAATGCCGATGCCTTGGCAAGTAGGACTTTGTTATTCACACGGATTCGAGGTAGATTTTGAGTACGAAGGTAAGTTTAAGTCGTTATCAGGCTTAACAATGAAAGACCAAGAGCAAGCCATAGCCTACATCCAGCATTGCGTTAACAACT